CTAATACTCCTAGTGCTGTTACCTGTGAAGATATTGTTGTTAATATTCCACCAAATCAAGTTATCCCACATACTCATAAATTAAAAAGCAACTGACGCTCCATCAGAGCAGTAACCGATTTAACTGTTTGAATAATGGGTCTGGTTGCTTATATATCACATTAACATCATTAAGAGTAGTAGACAACCCACGGGCTTAAGTTGTCTACCAAAATAATTATAAAGTAGATAGACCCCTTCCAAGTAATCTACCTACTTTAGGCTAAATCTCACAGCCAAATTTATCATATCAAATATTCTCATTTTGTAACATAAATAATATAAATTTGACATATAAATAATATATGTTTAATATAAAAAGTGTCCGTTAAGGATTTAAACTTTCACTCCGTTAAGGAAACTTTTATTATGGCACTTAATAGCTATCAAGTCACAGTTCAAGGAACTGCTGGACTTCTCTGTTCAAACGTACAAAACTCTGATCCATTAGGTGAAGGAGCAAAACAAAAAGCATTTTTCTCAAGTAAAAAGAAAAAAAATGATGAAGATCATTTATGTCTTAGAGCATTAGATTGGGTTTTTTCTGGATATTGGAAAAAAGAAGGTAAGGTTAAAGTTAACGAAACTAAAAACTCTTTGGAAATGTATACAAAAGACCAAAGTTATTTCTCTAATACAGCATTTACATCAAGAGGTGTTTGGGTTCAAAGATTACTATTTCCAGATTGGAAATGTACTTTTGAACTAATGGTTGACGATGAGATATTAAGTGTATCTCAACTAAATAGAATCATTGCTATGGCTGGTAAAGCTGAAGGATTAGGTACATGGAGGCCAAGATTCGGTAGATTCTCTGCATCTGAGCTAGTAGAGGTAGCTGACTAATGACAGATAATCCAAGAATAAGTGGTATTGATTGGCAAGGTCTCCAAAAAGGAGATCTTGTACCCCACGATCATGTTAAAGAATTTTTCCATAGTATTTTTCCAGATGACGAATGGAATGATTTCAGCATGGTTAGAGTTATTAACAAGTTAATGAAACTGCGTGAAACAATTAATAGACCTCTAATTATTAAAGAGATTTATAAAGATAAATCTTTAAGAGTTCTTACTGATAAAGAAGCTGTTGATTACTCTGCACAGCAAGCCAATGCTGGTATAAAAAAGCATCGTAATCATACTCGTAGATTGTTTACGCACATTAATAAGAGTAATTTAGATCCATCGAAACAACGTGAGTTGGAAACTAAACAAATTCATCATGCCTTTATAGCTTCTGCTGCTGATGGTGCTAGAAAAGAATCTTTGCAACTGCAAAGAAAAGGAGAAAGATTACCTAAGTCTTTATTAGAAAAGACAGACTTTAAGAAATCTTCTTAGCTCCGTGTCGCTGCTCACTTTCTTGCCAATTGCGTCTACTCCCCTTTGTGCCGCCTAACGCCAAATTACTCGGCTCGTATCAATCGTTATGGGTGTTACGATAAACCCTTCTCAACATCTCTTGTAGGTGCAAGAACCAAAGAGATGAAATCCGCATCAACCCCCCTCAGTTCGCCCCCAATTAATTCTGTGTCGCTCTTTGTTGTGCGAATTTGCTCAAAGTGATTTCGGCTCTGTGCTCATTGTCTCGCCTCATGTCAAACGTTGTAAGTGCTACGATAAACTTTCCTCAACATCCTTCTGGGTTAATAGCCTTGAAAGATGATAATTCGCCTCACATCTTTTCGGATCAAGTTGATTAACCGCAACTCTTCACGCTTTGATGTGGCTCACGGCAAATTGGCTCGATTTCGTTCATCTCTTTTTGACTTGACTCAAACGTTATGAGTGCTACGACAAACTCTTCTTAACACCTTTGATACTTAATAGGTTGACAAGGTGATTGATCCCGCTCTTTTTGATTCTTTTCGACTTCTTTTACAGTTATGTTGCTCTTTGTCACTCTTTGCAACTCCAACCCTAGCACCTTGATTTTTTTTCATCTCGATTCCACTTAAATTACTGCCACTCGCTTCATTTCTTTTCGACTCATGTCTTATTGACTCATCACTATCGTTGTAGGTTTACGATCAAAACCTTCTTTGACATCTCTATAACTTAATAGGTTTGCGAGATGATTAGTCCGACTCCCCTCGATTTGCCTCTATATAGTGCATCTCGAAGCGGTTTTACTCTTAGCTTTGACAGTTCCGTATGCCTCCGTGTCTCGCCCCTCATTTCCCAGCCCATCAAAACTATCGTTGTCAGTTTACGATTAAAACTGTCCATAACACCTCTATTACTGAATAGGTATGCGAGGTGATAACTGTGCGGATCGGATCAATTTTCATCAATACATCTCTATCCCACTCATAGTCCATCTATTTACCGACATTCACTTCCATTTGTCACTCTTTGATTCATCTCAAATCAATCGCTTGCCAGTTCCACGATTAAGAACTGGTTTTCTTTTTCTTTGTAATCTTAGTAACAACCTGTTTAACTATTGGGCGGACAAGCTGAAGTACCAATGGTGCAGAAGCACCAACCAAAGCAAGGCTAAAGACCCCAACAAACTGAGGAGCAGACGGAATGTATTGTTCTTTCCACTCAACTGTTTCATACAGAGTTATGCACTCACTACCATCTTGCCCTCTTTCATGACCTATAACACGTTCTAACTTTTTATCGTTACGAAAATCCCCTACTCTTTGGTCATTTTTACCAGGACAGGGAGGAAAAGGTGGTGGGGGGTCTGGAGGTAAGTCAGGAATTTTTGGCTGCTCTGTTTCTGGTAATGGCGGTGGTTCATTATCGACAAGCGGTTCTTCTGTAATAACGAGATTCTCAGGTGTATAGTCAAGAGGTACGAAACTAGGAAATGGAAAATCACACGTTGTAAATACACCATTTGGATCTTCCAACAATAAATTACGATTACCAGTATTTTTTATATCACGATGTTGATAAGTACAACCAGGAACATCTATTTCTGGTGGCTTTGCTATTTGTAGATAATGTGGATTGTATGGCTCTGGTACATCTGGAACGTATATCTCAGGAATATAAATATCAGGTATATCAATCGTAGGCATTTCTAGGAAGATAAACTTCTACAAAAGAATGACATTTAGGACAGGACAGATTAGTTATCATGCTGTATTCTCCAGATTTCAAAGGGTAATCTTCTTCATCTAAACTATGATCTCCACCCCAGATAAGTTCAGTTTTACAATGCCAACAATTCATTTAATAATTGGCATAGATGGACCAGTGACTTTAGGTAAGCCTTGATCTAATACTTTTGGCATCATTCCAGAAACATTATCAAGAATCTCATTCATAACTCTTGATTTAAACTGTTCTGATGTTACATATTTGTATGCAAAGTACGTTCCACCGCTCATGGAAGCTACCATTACAAATGAGATAATACTCAAAATGTTTGCGATTTTTTGAAACATGGTCAAAGAAGTTCTTAATAAAATGGTAGCACCACTTACTCTGATGGTACTGCTTCTTCTTGTGGGGTTAATGCCTCTGTATCTGATGGCTGGTTTAATTCGGGTTCAGCTTCAAGAATCTGCTGTTCCAAAATCTTCATCGCACCGCTAATTTCATACAAAACAATTTGTAAGTTTTGCCTTTCTAAAGCAAGTTGCTGTAGTTTTTCTTTAAGATTCATAGTTTAGTAAAGTTTTTTACCAGCAGTTATAGCTGCATCAATAGCAGTAAAATCTTCTGTTGTCCAGATAGAAGTTGTCTCATCAAGCTTTTTATAAGCCTTTATAATTTCAAGATGCTCTACGTTGCGTTGAATTTTAGCTTTAAAATCAGAATCAGTTTCATCTGATGTCTGAGCAGTTCCGATAACAGTTACGCTATCGCCAGCAGCAGAAAAAATCTTAGCAATTTCGTCAGCAGTTTTTTCTTCCATAATTAAAAATTAAGTTACTTTTAGTTTACCCTGCTTCGAGGGCTGTGACTTTTTTTGATAATTCTTGTATAGCATTTACAAGTATTGGAATTAATTGGCCTTGTGCAACAGCTAACTTATCTGGGTCTTGTTTATCAACAATTCTACAATAGTCATTACTACTTCCAAAAGCAGTATCTAACTCCTGTGCAACAAAACCAATTTGTGTTAGTCCATTGTTTGAACTTGCTTCACGCATCGCCCAAGTAAATTTTCTTGGTTTTAATGTGTTTATAAGATCAAGTCCTTCTGTTAGATCAACAATGTTAGTTTTGTCTCTTTCATCAGAAAGACTTTCGATTGATGAAACTTGACATCTTAAATGTTGAATACTTGAATTTCCTAATATAATGTTATTGTCTGAACCACCACTGGGAGGGTCTGAAAGATGTCCTATAAAAGTATTGTTGCTACCAGTAGTTAAAGCATCACCAGCAAAAGCACCAATAGCTGTGTTTTGTACCCCAGTTGTGCAAGTTCTTAAAGCTTCAAATCCGCAACCTGTATTTTTATCTGCACTACTTTGAAGAAGTTGTAAAGCATACCTACCAAAGGCAGCGTTATAATTTCCTGTTGTAACTGTTTTCAAAGCACCATCACCAAAGGCAGCATTTTGTATTCCTGTTGTTATTGATTCACCAGCTTCAGAACCCATGGCTGTATTTGCACTTCCAGTTGTATGTGCTTTTAAAGCATCAAAACCAACAGCAGTACCTTGTTGTCCAGTTGTGTTGTTTTCCAATGCACTAACACCAACGGCAGTGTTACCACTTGCAGTTGTATTTGATGTTAAGGCTTCAGTACCCACAGCAGTATTGTTACTACCTGTAGTATTTGCTTCTAAAGCATCTCTACCCACACCGACATTGCTCCCTCCTTCTGTATTCTCCTCTAACGCTGCTTTTCCACAGGCAACGTTATTATTACCAGTGGTATTTGCACTCAAAGCATCAGCACCTACTGCAGTATTTCTTCCTCCAGTTGTGTTTGCTGATAAAGCTTCATAACCTACTGCTGTACAATTATCTGCTGTTGTATTACCATCTAAGGCTTGAGAACCTACAGCCGTATTTTGTGTGCCAGTTGTGTTTGACAATAAGGCTCTTGCTCCAATTCCTGTGTTGTGACTTGCAGTTGTATTGGCTTGTAATGCTATACGACCTACAGCAGTGTTATGAGCTCCAGTAGTGTTACCTGATAAGCTTTGAAACCCTATGGAGGTATTGTTATCAGCCGTTGTGTTTGCTAATAGAGCTTGATACCCCACTGCAACAAGCTCAGTTCCAGTTGTGTTTGCTGATAAAGATCGAGTACCAACAGCAGTATTATTACTAGCAGTTGTATTGGCGTCTAAACAGCCCTCTCCTATAGCTACGTTACCTATTCCAGTTGTTATTGCAAAACCAGCAGAATGACCAATTCCTATGTTGTTCATATCTGCATTGCTACTAGGATTTTGGTGATATAAAGCTTGAAAACCAACAGCAACACTTCTATCACCGACAGTATTAGTGAACAAGGCTTCATAACCTAATGCCACGTTTCTATCACCTGTTGTATTTGAAGTTAATGAGTTATAACCAAGAGCAATATTAAAACTTGCAGAAGTATTAGCATCTAGAGCAAAAGCACCAACGGCTGTGTTTGATGCTCCAGTCGTGTTAACAAATAATGCAGATGAACCTACTGCTGTGTTGTAACTTGCTGTTGTATTGCTTTGCAAGACATTAGCACCAAACCCTACATTTGATGTTCCAGTTGTGTTTGATGTTAATGCACTTGCTCCCATAGCAGTGTTGCTATTTGCTGTAGTATTTGCTGCTAAAGCATTAACACCTGTAGCAACATTGGAAGAACCAGTCGTATTAGAATCTAAACAATTAGTACCTACTGCTACATTTTGGCCGCCAGTAGTATTGAGTTTAAGTGCATTATCTCCTAAAGCAGTATTGAAAGATGCGGTTGTATTAGCACTTAAAGAATTATAACCGATAGCTGTAAGCTGTACACCAGTAGTATTTGCATCTAATGAAAAAGCACCTACAGCAGTGTTCTGAGTTCCAGTTGAGTTTAGTTTTAAAGCATCAAGGCCAACACCTGTATTGTTATCAGCCGTAGTATTACTTGTTAAACAATTAACACCTATACCAACATTAAAATCTCCTGTTGTATTAGCATCTAAACAATTAGTTCCTATTGCAATGTTTTGTGATCCAGTTGTGTTTAGTAATAAAGCACTATCACCTATTGCAGTATTAAAAGACGCAGTTGTATTGGCACCTAAAGCATTTAAACCAATAGCTGTAAGTTGACTTCCAGTAGTATTTGCATCTAAAGCATTAGTACCCACAGCAGTATTTGAAGCACCAGTTGTGTTTGCAACTAAAGAGTTATAACCTACAGAAGTATTATCACTTGCTGTGGTATTTGCATTTAAAGCTGCTCTACCTAATGCTGTATTTCTACTTCCAGTTGAGTTTGCATCTAATGTTATAGCTCCTAAAGCAGTATTGTTTTGTCCAGAAGTATTTGTTGTTAATGCACCACTACCAATTGCTGTATTACTCGCACCAGTAACAGCAGCATCTAAAGCATTTTCTCCAAGAACAGTGTTACCAGAAACAGAGTTTGCACCTTTTCCTACAGTTATAGAATTTATTGTTGCATCAGCAGCAGAAGTAAGACCGCCAGTAAGTGTTCTCAAATCAATCCAGCCATCATTTGCTGAATTACGCATTTTTAAAATATTATTACTTGTATCAGCCCACAGCATATATGCAGCAGTGGTACTAGGAGCAGAACCAGAGCTATTATTAGTTAATATTGCCTGGAGTACATTATTTAAATCAGTTCGGACATTAGCTCCAGTGGAGTTATCTATAACATAATCGTGAGTAGCCATTACCTAATCCAATTTTTTATCTAAGTATATCTTAATTCAATACTAACTACCACGCCCAAATCCCGTTGCAGCATATTTGAAATTTCTATTAACAAAACTAGAGCCATTCTTTATATCAATAGTAAATCCTGTTCCAGAAATGCTGGACAAGGCAAAGAAATCTCCTGATTGTGCATTTTCTATCGTAATTCCAATATTAGGCAGATAAGCAGAAGTAGATCCACCAAGTTCAGAAGTTCCTGTAAAGAAAGCGTGTTGGAACGTAACTGCTTTACTTGATGTTCCAGATGCTATTGCAGTATTTACAGTTTCAGTTCTACTATCAAGCTCTGCTGTATACCCTAACTGATCCACTTCAATAGATTGTGCAGGGTCATCTGAATCCATCTGGCATCTAAATCTAAATCCACGACCAATAAATGTTCCATTGGCAAGTGTGTTGAATTTAGTAAATCCTGCTCCAATATTACAGTTGCTACTTGATATTGTTGCACTGGATGAGGCAGTGACAGTGAAAGTACTGCTACTTGGCACGGATTGAACTTCAAAGTATCCATCAGTTGCACCGCCACTTGTGAAATCAATATCGACAAAAGTACCAATACTGAAACCATGACTAGATTTTGTTACTGTTATTGTTGTTCCAGATTGTGTATAAGTAGCAGAATCAGATGTAGCTGGATCGCTGTCAGTAGTTGCAACCAATAGTTTTGCATTGACATCAAATGCAGTAGCACCATCAAAGTCTGTCCAAGTATCAATATTTGCTGATCTTTTATCAATTAGATCATTAGGATAAAAACCCTGTGTAACAAAATGACGTTTCAATCTAAGTGGCTGTTTACCACCTAAATCTAGTTTTGAAGCAAAATCATAATGACCACCAGTAATATCAACAGCACCCAAGAAGTCAAAATCAGGAATAGTATCAAAGTCAGTTACATCATCTAATGTTTCTAACGATCCAAGAACAAGGCCATTTACATCATCAGAAAAGAAACAGTCAACTTTATCTCCAGCAAAAGGAGTCGCATCAGTATCTTCTCTATCTGACAATACAAGTAACTTAGGTACAGGATCAGGAGTTGTTACAACAACAGAAGTTTCTCCAGAACTTAATCTGCCACCATCATCTCTAAATTTAAGAATATACTCTCCATCTACTGCTGGTACTAATGTCTCAGATACGTTTCCTGGTAGGGCAGGAATAATATCAACAGAATTAGTAAAAGTACCCGTTCCATCTGTAAGGTTACTATGCCGAACAACCACGTTTCCACCATGCGTAACATCAATATCTGTAGCCTTATCAAAACGTAGTCGTATAAATTGATCCGAAACTGGTTCGACTAATAATCCTGTAACATCTTGCGGTAATGCTGTCTTACCAACAGCTTCAAAGGTTAAATTAGTGGAAGTTGCTGAAAGTTGGTCTAAAACATTGTATGAGAACACCTGGATCGTATAAGTTCCTTTTCTACTATTCATTATTTCAAAATCAGGTCTTGATACCTTTTCACTTATAAAATTTTCATCTTCAAATCTATAGTTGACTTGATACTGCACAACACCAACAATAGGTTGCCAACTAATAACAATCTTTGATACAGCCTGATTATTGATAGGGAATATTCTTTCAACAGCATTTAAAGCAGAAGGAGGTTCAGTAAGTGAATTTAATTTAGATACAGTTCTTGCTGTTAATGCTTCACCATCTTCAATAAACGCATACTTACCTTCAACATAAGACAAGGCAGTAATCGCATAATTTATCCCATCATTTTCTTCTACTGTTATTACTCTGAATAATTGAGATTGAGTGGTTACGTTTGATATAAGAAAGTTTGCATTTACATTAGGAGTCTGAGAAAAAGCAGAACTAACAGTAATAGTGCCACCTGAGACAGATGAGATTGCCTTACTTTCAAACGATCCATCGGGTAAAATTACAGCTAAAGTTGCATCTCCAACAGGATTACCACTGGCATCTAAAGCTAAATCAGTAGCAGAGGTATCATCAACAGTAACAACAGTGGTAGAAGTAACAGCAGATAATCTTCCACCTCTTCTTATACCTGCTCTTACTGGATCTTGAATCTCAATAATCGCACCAGGTCTTACAACCACACCAGAATCAACTGAAGTATTGAAAGCAACAACTTCTGATTCGTTTTGCTCTGCAAACAATATTGCTTTGCCTAATCTTCTAGCTTGACCTCTTGAAGTACAGGCAAATGCTTTTACCTGTTTTACAACGGTACCTATTTTAGATATCGCAGTTGCATCTTCAACAACTTCAAAATCAACTTCCTGACTATCCATGTTGAAATATGAAACAGATATAACACTATGTCTTGTTTTTAAACTACTTCCAGAATATGAAAATCCATCTTCTGTTACGTTTGAAAGATTAAATAAATAACTAGGATCTGTAGGTTTATCTTGAGTGATTGTTATTGTTCCAGCCGACCATATTGGCATACATCTCATTACTCCTGATAAATCATTTATCAATTCAAATGCTTCTTTAGGACTTTGTATGTTTACATTGCAACTAAATCTAGCTTCTTGTCCTCCAGCACCATCATCAACAAGAGTATTAGCAAACTTACTGGCATTTACAAAACTGAAAAGATCAAGAGAACTATCTGTTATGTGATCTCCAAATCCGTACCTTGAGGTCGTGAGAAGGTCGAGTAACACCATTGCAGGGCACGAAGTCCATACAGCAGCACCCATTACTCCATTAAAAATATAGCCATCAGGATAAACAATACGACCAGTGTTACTATCGACAGTAGGAGTACCAGAACTAGATGCACCTGCTCCTGGGATCCTTACTTTGATTCCTCTAATCCTAAATTTACGGGCAGGAATAGAACTAAACTGCATTGAGTCTAGCCTTATCGAACTATATGCACTATTCAAATATGTTGAAGCATCATCAATAATTTCTCCAATACTTGTCCACTGGAAACTATCTCGTAAATTAGTATCAGTACTATCTGCTGTAACTCTACTGACTCTTATATCGACAGGAAACGATCCAGTGATATTTACACGATAATCTTTTTGGTACGCGTCTCCACTTCTACCTCTGATGGTGTCAGTAATAACATCAGTAAAACCACCAGAATTATATTGAACAGCAATCTTAAGCTGAACAGAGGAACCTAATAAGTCTCCAGCATCAGTAGCCTTTTGTAATTGTGGAAATGTAATAGATACTTTTACAGCATCAACATTTGTATTTGTTATCTGACGAGTAACAGGAGTGCTTGCAGTTACAGTTGTTCCTACACCAGTTGTTGAAACACTGCTTTCAATTCCAGGTATTTTCGTCTGATCTCCAGTACCAAATCGAGGCGTAAACTTTACATCTTGAAAGTTAAAATCAACAGTTTGAGGATCTGTAGAATCTGCTGAAGCTCTTAGTACTGGAGTGTCATTAAGAAAAACATCCTTGAGTGCAGCATTATTATATGCAGTTGTACCTTTTGTTCTTCCTTCTTTTGACGCTGTTGCAAAACCTTCTATCTCTCCTTCTGAAACAAGATCAAGAAAGGTAGCAAATTGTCTACTGTGAAGAGTATCAGGTTCTCTAGTCGGTTGCGGAGGAGATGGAGGTGGATCATTACCTTTCGCACCTCTAATAAGATGTTTCTTTTCAATCATGCTTGTAC